GTGATGACGCATTACATGACGCCAACGGAAATCGCGGAATCTGTGCAGGCGATCTTGGGGCGGCCAATTTCGCCGCAGCTTATCAACGACCGGCTGCGCAAAGGGTTGAAGGACGCTGTGGTTTTTAAGGCGCGCGACAAGAAGACCCGCGTTTGGAGGCTGAAATGACTGACATAAGCGCACAACTGCGGGATCGCGGCAATAGGCTGCCATTCCTGACGCTAGACAATCAAGCCGCCGACCACATCGACGCGCTCGAAGCCAGCAACAAGGCGCTGGTGGAGGCGTTGAGATTGGCTGACGCAGAATTGGCAGCCGCTAATATGAATATTGCGGTTGTGGAGCGTAAGGCTCGCGCCGCCATCGCCGAAGTGGAGGGCCTGAAATGACCACTCTCAGCGAATACCGGCACACCGCAGATCAGAAAACGCAGATCGCCGAATGCGCGGCGTTCTTCACGGCAAACCCTGACATGGCCCACGCCAAGGCGGTGACGGTCCTGAAATCCAAGGGCTATGCAATCCAGGCAATCAACGCAGCAAAGGACGCCCCCAATGAATGACCGCAAGCAGGCGCTAGAGGCGCTACGGGATAAGGTGAAGGCTATTGCCCGCGCCTATCGGTTGTGGCGTTGGGATAGTGAAAACGGCGGCACGCTATCACTGGCGGTATCTCGGCAAACCCTAAACTTGGGGCACGGCACGCCATCACCAAGATTGCAGGCTGTGATCGACAAACTTGAAAAACAGCGCGCCCTTATCTCAGAAACACCCAAGGGGGAGACACCATGAGCAGCAAAGCACAGAAGCGCCGCAACAAGCGCATGGCCAAGGCCGCAACACAAAACACGCAGGACCGGTCAGGGGCGCAGACAATCGCCCTGCGCGCCGTATCTAAGCGCCAGAGCATGAAGCCCACCCCGGAGCGCAAGGCGCGGGGCGTATGGGTAGACGGCAAGGACGCGCAGCCCGACGTGGATCTGGCCGAGGACTTGGCCGGCACCCTGTTTCACGCGCGGCAGATCAGCGACCGCCAGCTTGAGGCGGCACGGCAGTTCCAAGAGATCCGCGCGGCCTACATCGCAGAGTTCGCAGTGCCGGGTTACAAGTCTTGCCTAGCAGGGGGCGTAGGTGGCCACGACGAAGGCGACGGCAACCCCGAAGCGTTCAGGGCATACCGCAAGATCACCAAGCCGCTGAACCGTGAGCAGTTGACGGCCCTAGAACGCGGGCTTGATCTGTCGCCATGTGACGCGGGGCGTGTAACGGTGTGGAAATTGCGCGATGCACTTGACGCGATTAGCGCTTGACCGAAAGGGCAGAATGCCGTATTTTCATCGGTAAGTTTCGCGTGTCTTGTCGAAACTTTAACAAGTGCGCCTAGCGGAAACGTGGGGCGCGTTTTGATTCAACCGCTTTTATGTGGTGTATTGTGAGAGATTCAGACGCCGAAAGGCTGAGGGCTTCGCGTAGCCCATGTAACGCGGCGGCAATATACCTCATAAGCGCGGCTGACATCGGAGAGACACCGGGCACGTCAGTAGCATAAGCTGGCCCGGACGCGCTTAAACTTTTCGGGTTAAATTTATGGCAAGCGTGAAGAAATCTAGGCGGTGGCATAAGATGGGGCCACGAGGTATCGCAAGCATACTTCGCCAGTCTGACATCGGCCAGAGATACCGACCCGCTCGACGCGCTAAGCGTTGGACTTGGGCGCATAGATAGCCTGAGCAATCGGGTTCACGACCTTAGCCGCGTCATAGGTCGCAAACAATGCTACGGCTGGCAGGGTGCAAGGCCCTAATTGTTCGATAAGTTCAACTCACAGCCCGCAAAGGCACCTCGATCCACGGGGCTAGACCTCAAGCGGTGCAGATAATTGCAATTTCACCCCGCCCTAGCAATAGGCGCGGGCTTTTCGCGTAAAGCGCAACAACCCCACATCACATTGGAGGCCAACACCCCGCAAGGGACTGGACCGGATATGGCAGCAAGACTGAACCCCCAACAAGACGCAAGAACACGCAGCGCGATCAAGACAAGTCAGATCATTAACCGCTTGAATGCGTTCATCTTTGAAGAAAACGACAGAAAGACGGGCCAGCCGATTGAGATTGACCCGGTACGCATGAAGGCGATTGAAATACTTCTGCGCAAGTCGTTGCCGGACCTATCGACAGTCACATTGCAGGGCGACGACAATAAGCCGCTCGCGTTCACGTCGATTTCGCTGGCCCCATTGGTGGCTGATGCAGCCGACGATTGAACTACCGCCTAAGCTGATCCCAGTCTTTCAGGGTGAAGCCCGATACAGGGGCGCATACGGGGGCAGGGGCAGCGGTAAGACGCGCAGCTTTGCAAAGATGGCAGCAGTCCACGCGGTACGTTGTGCGCAGGCTGGCCGATCCGGTATCATTCTATGCGTTCGTGAGTTCATGAACAGCCTTGATGAAAGTTCAATGGCCGAAGTCAAAGCGGCGATCTTGTCGGATGAGTTTCTGGCGTCATGGTTCGACATTAGCGAAAAGATCATACGGACAAAGGACTGCGGCACTGGCGCGCGGGTTGATTTCAAGTTCGCGGGCCTGAACAGGAACGTGGACAGCGTAAAGTCTAAATCGCAGATCCTTCTATGCTGGGCTGATGAGGCCGAACCGATCATGGATCTTGCATGGCAGAAACTTGTGCCAACGGTCCGAGAGCATGAATCTGAAATTTGGGTGACGTGGAACCCGGAGCGAAAGAACAGCGCAACACACGAACGATTTAGGCAGAACCCACCAGACGGGGCCAAGGTCGTTGAATTGAATTGGCGCGATAACCCCAAGTTTCCATCGGTGCTTGAGGCTGAACGCCTGAACGACTTCACCCGCAGGCCGGACCACTATTCCCACATCTGGGAAGGTGATTTCGTCACGGTTGTTGAAGGCGCATATTACGCCAAGTCGATCACGGCAGCGCGTGCAGAAAACAGAATAGGCCATGTCGCAGCAGATCCGCTGATGACTACGCGGGCCATCTGGGACATTGGCGGCACCGGGCAGAAGTCAGACGCGACGGCAATCTGGATCGTCCAGTATGTCGGGCGCGAAATCCGGTTGCTGGATTATTACGAAGCGCAGGGGCAGCCACTGGCGGCGCATATCGAGTGGCTGCGGGCGAATGGCTACGGCGCGGCTCTATGCGTTCTGCCACACGACGGCAGCACCAACGACAAGGTTCACGATGTATCTTTCGAAAGCGCTCTTAGATCAGCGGGCTTTGAGGTGCAGGTGGTTAAGAACCAAGGCGCAGGAGCGGCAATGCAGCGGGTCGAAGCCGCGCGGCGCTTGTTCCCGTCTATGTGGTTCAACGCAAGCAAGGTCGAGGCGGGATTAGACGCAATCGGCTGGTATCACGAGAAACGCGACGAAGCGCGCGGCATTGGCCTTGGGCCGAACCACGATTGGGCAAGCCACGGGGCCGACGCCTTCGGGCTGGTCGCGGTTGCTTATGAAATGCCGCAGGGCAAACAGCGAGAAACGACGTTCAAGCGTCGAAAGGTAGTTTGATGACCGACAGCGTTTCAATCATCGCCGACATGGTAGACCAATCCGAACGCCATGCAGAGGATCTTTCAAAGGACCGCCTGCGCGCGATCGAATACTACCAAGGCACCATGAAGGACACGCCGTCTGACGCGGGCCGCTCAAGCATGACAACCCGCGACGTGCGGGCAAACATCAAGAAGGTGCTGCCGTCGATCATGCGCACCATTCTAAGCGCCGACGAGGTTGTTGAATTCCTGCCGGTCGGCGAGGGTGACGAAGGCGGCGCGAAGCAGTCGAGCGACTACATGAATTATGTGGTTGTTCCGGAAAGCAACGCACGTGATGCCATTTATGACGCTATCCACGACGCGCTCTTGCTGCGCAACGGTATCCTGAAATGGTGGTACGATGAAAAGCAGTGCGTCAAGATTAGCACGCACACGGGCCTGACCGAATACGCGCTGGCCGAATTGGTCGAATCCGACGAGGTGCAGGTTCTTGAGCAAAGCGAATATGTCGAAGACGTAGAGGCCGAAGGCGAGGTTGTCCCGGTCACGTTTTACGATATCAAGATCCGCCGGACATTCACGGAAAAGGAAATCCGATGCGCTGCGGTGCCTCGTGAGCGGTTTCTGATCCACCCCGATGCGGTTTCACTGGATGACAGCCTTTTGACCGGCGAGAAAACAACGGTCACGCGGTCCGACCTGATTTCGATGGGCTATGACCGCACGGTCGTTGACGGTCTGGCCCTGGCGACAGATGACGAAGACGAACGGGACGCGCGCCGGGACGACGTGACCGACAGCGGCGAAGCGCAGCGGGCAAACGACCCGATCGACTTCTATGATATTTATGTCCGCGTCGATATGGATGGCGACGGCATTGCCGAATTGCGCCACATGACATTCGCGGGTGGGCTATCTGAAAAGAACCTGCTCGAAGATGACGAGGTTGACGAGGTGCAGTTCTGTGACGTCTGCGTGATGCGGCAGCCGCATCAATGGGAAGGCATTTCCCTAGCCGATGATCTGATGGACATTCAGCGCGGCAAAACGGTTCTTTTGCGGCAGACGCTGGATAACATCTACTGGCAGAACAACCCACAGCCGATCGGGCAGCGCGCCGCGATTGAAAATTGGGATGCGGTCCTGAACCCTGAGTTTGGCCTTCCGATCGAAGTGCGCCAAGGTGTAGACGTGCGGGCCGCTCTGGGGTTCAACCAAGTGCCATTCGTTGCGCGCGACAGCTTCGGGATGATGGAATACCTTGATACCGAAGCGCAGGACCGCACGGGCGTTTCTGATGCCTCGGCGGGGCTTGCGCCTGACGCCTTGCAGAACATGACGGCCAAGGCGTCGGCCATGATTGAGCAGGCGGGCATCGGGCAGACCGAAATGATGGTCAAGAACGTCGCAAACTCTCTGCGCAAGTT